TACCTACAGAAATTACTAATTTATTAAATTCTATAAAACCTTGGTAAAATCTAAAAATGATGTAGACTAAACTTCCATCATATTTATAAATAAACAACATGGCAAACACTCCTATTTGGCCCGGATCTAGTTCATTTGCTTCAGGAAGCAGTACTCCTTTTGGGTTTTACGACGCAGATACAGAATTTCAAACTGACGCAGATAAAGTAGCAGTATTTTGTGCCCGTAGATTAGGATATCCTTTAACTGATATAGAATTACAAGATATTAGTTTTTATGCGGCGTTTGAAGAAGCTGTAACTACGTATGGTAATGAAGTATATGCTTTTAAAGCAAGTGAAAATTATCTTTCATTGGAGGGTTCGCCAACTGGATCTAATTTAAATTATAAACTTCAAAAACCTAATTTAGGTACAGTTATCCGAATTGCTGAATCTTATGGATCCGAAGCAGGAGTGGGAGGAACTGTAGAGTATAGAACAGGTAGCATCCAAATGACTAAAAATAAACAAGTTTATGATTTAACAGAATTTGCTACTTCTCAAAGTGTTGATAAAAATAATATTGAAATTAAAGAAATTTTTTATCAATCAGATCCTGCAATTGTAAGATATTTTGACCCTTATGCAGGTACTGGTACCGACGTTCAGGGATTATTAGATGCCTTTGGATTTGGTAATTACACCCCAGGTATTAACTTTTTATTAATGCCTATTAATTATGATTTAGCTAAAATTCAAGCTATTGATTTTAATGATCAAATTAGAAAATCTAATTATAGTTTTGAGTTAGTAAATAATCAAATTAGAATATTCCCTATACCTATTAGAGACGAAAAATTATATTTTAAATATATTTTTAAAACTGATAGAAATGTAGCTGTTGTATCAGGTAGCATGGGTACTGGTGTTGTTACTGACATTTCAACTGTACCTTATGAAAACCCTACTTATGAATACATCAATTCTATAGGTAGACAATGGATTTTTGAATATACATTAGCTTTAGCTAAAGAAATGTTGGGTTATGTTAGAGGTAAATATACTACAGTTCCTATCCCAGGAGCTGAAGTAACTTTAAATCAAAATGATCTTATATCAGCAGCAACTGCTGAAAAAACAGCTTTAATTGAAAGATTAAGATCATATCTTGACGAAACTTCTCGTAATAGGTTATTAGAAAAGAAAGCAGCAAATTCTGAGTTTATACAAAAAGACTTAAACGCAGTACCTTACACTATCTATATTGGCTAATGGCGCTATTTGGAAGACAACGTGACATAAATCTATTTACAACAATTAATAGAGAATTATTGGGAGATGTCATCACCCAACAGTGTGCTTTTTACAAATATGTTTTAGAAAAAACTACAATAAACATATATGGAGAAGCCGCTGAAGGAGCTTACTATGATGGACCTACATTATTTAATTGTTTAATCCAAAGACAAGATCAACAATTCCCAGAAAGTGATATAGGAGTTGACTTTAAATGGGGTATTGATTTTAAATTTTTGAGAGAAGATTTAATTGATGCTAGTGTAGTACCTGAAGTAGGTGATATAATTTTATATTATAATGGTTACTATGAAGTTGAATCAACTAATGCTAATCAATATATTTTAGGTAAAAATCCAGACTATCCTTACGAACCTAATCCTCTTAACCCTGGGTTAGGTGAATTTGGTTCTAATTACTCAATAATTTGTCAAACAAACTATGTACCTGGAGATAAACCTGGCATAACTAGAGAAAGATTATAATGGCTACAAAAGGAAGAATACCCGTACCGAAAAAACAAGCTGAAATAGCTAATGGGTTTATTGAGCCATTTGATACTCAAAGGGGAAACCCAAATCAAAGTCGTGATTTAAATAGAGGAAATAAAACTTCTTATAGAGATGATACTACTAAACCTTTTTCTATAGGAATTAAAGATATAGACGAATCTATCGTTTTTTATTTTAAAAACGTAATTAAACCTTTTGTAATTCAAAACGGACAACGTATTGAAGTACCCGTAATGTATGGTGCCCCCGAAAGATGGAAATCTGTACAACGCGATGGGTTTATGAGGGATGATAAGGGAGCTATTATGGCTCCTATGATTATGTTTAAACGTAATACTATTGCTCCCGTTAGAAGTTTATATAATAAATTAGATGCTAATAATCCTATTAATGTAACTTACACCCAAACTGCCTATAATAAACAAAACGCTTATGATAAATTTAATATACTAAATAATAGAAAACCTATTAAAGAATATCATACTGTTGTAGTCCCTGATTATGTAACTATGACTTATAGTTGTGTAATTTATACTTATTATGTAGAACAACTTAATAAAATAATTGAAGCTATTAACTATGCTGCTAATTCTTACTGGGGTAATCCTGATAGATTTAAATTTAAAGCTAACATAAATTCTTTTACAACAATCACTGAACTTAATCAAGGTAGTTATCGAACAGTTAGAGCTAATTTTGATATTAACTTAAATGGTTATGTAGTACCAGATATTCCACAAAAAGATCTTACAGTAGATAAAAAACGTTTTAGTAAAGGTCAAGTTATCATACAACAAGAAACAGTTTCTAATTTTGATCAGTTAGATCGAAACCAAATTAACACAAGAAATCCTCAAAATACAGATACTGATATTTTTTGAGAAAAAATTTAATATTTATAGCAAACACGTTTTAGTTAAAAATTGAATATTTATAAAAAATGAGTGATCAAATTAAGTTACCGCAAGAAGAATTAGATTTTATTAAACAATTACAAACTGATCAACAAAATTTAATTACCCAATTTGGCACAATTGAGTACCAAATACAGTTATTAGAGTTACAAAAAGAACAATTAATTGAGTCTTTAAGCAAGTTACGCGAAAAAGAATTAACAACAGGAAACGAATTAACACAAAAATATGGAAACGGGACAGTTGATTTAGAATCGGGTACGTTTACAAAAACTGAATAAATTAATAAAACAATAAAATGGCAGAACAGATAGTATCACCTGGAGTATTCACAAGAGAAAACGACCAGTCATTTATTACTCAGCAACCCGTAGAGTTAGGGGCTGCAATTGTTGGCCCTACAGTAAAAGGTCCTGTAGAAATACCAACTATAGTAACTTCTTACAGTCAATATGAAAATATTTTTGGTACCACTTTTGTAAGTGCTAGCCAAACCTACTCTTTCCTTACTTCAATTTCAGCATTTAACTATTTTCAAAATGGAGGTGTTTCATTGGTAGTAACTAGAGTAGTATCAGGAGGCTCAGCGGCATTTTCTTCCGCTACTAGTGCAAATATCGATGGTCATGGATTTGGAGTAACAAACGCTTTTGCTCTTAAAACCATCTCTGAAGGTGCTATAATGAATACTGGTACTTTAGATGATAGTGGGTCCCTTTCTTTAGGCACTACAGATAATGTAAGATTTGAAATTACTACTTCTAATACTTCATCTGGTACGTTTACTCTTAATATAAGAAGAGGTGATGATAATAATAATGAAAAGGTAATATTAGAAACATTTGCTAATGTATCTTTAGACCCTGAACAAGATAATTACATTGCAAAAGCAATAGGTGATACTTATTATCAAATAAATAGTGATGATGCTAATAACAAATATGTTCAAACTATTGGTGAGTACCCTAACGTAAGTAAATACGTTTATGTTTCTGCTGTAAATAACCCAACACCTAATTTCTTTGATAATAACGGGGTAGCCAAATCAGAATTCACAGCTTCAGTCCCATTAATTCAAAGTGGAGGATTCAGTGGAGGTACTGGCGAAACTTCAGGAAGTGCTCCTGCATTATTCTTTGATAAAATTGATACAAATACCCAAGGTTTAGTAGGAAGTGATTATGATACTGCTTTTGATTTATTAAAGAATAAAGACGAATACCAATATAATTTAATTACTGCTCCTGGTTTATTACATGATAAACATACTAATCAAGTAAACACATTAATTCAAAATACTCAAGATAGAGGTGATGCAATTGCGGTAGTAGATCTTGAACCATATGGGGCTTTAATTTCAGCAACTACTAACCAAGCAAGTGGTATTAACTCAAGCTATGCAGCTGCTTACTGGCCTTGGTGTCAAATTATAAACCCTAATACAGGTAAAATAAACTGGGTCCCCGCTTCAGCATTAATACCAGGAGTTTATGCCTTTAACGATTCTAATGCTGAACCATGGTTTGCCCCTGCGGGTATCAACAGAGGTGGTTTAACACAAGTAATTAGACCCGAAAGAAAATTACAAAGAGCTGATAGAGATACTTTGTATGAAGCTAATGTAAACCCAATTGCTAACTTCCCTGCAAACGGAACTGTAGTATTTGGTCAAAAGACATTACAAAAGAAAGCATCTGCACTTGATCGTGTGAATGTTAGAAGATTATTAATTGCTCTTAAAGGATTTATTGGTCAAGTTGCTAATAACTTAGTATTTGAACAAAATACAGCAGCTACAAGAAATAGCTTTTTAGCTCAAGTAAATCCATACCTCGAAAGCGTTCAACAAAGACAAGGTGTCTTTGCTTTTAAAGTAGTAATGGATGATTCAAACAATACACCAGATGTAATAGATAGAAATCAGTTGGTAGGTCAAATATTTATCCAACCAACAAGAACAGCTGAATTTATAGTATTAGATTTCAATGTATTACCAACTGGAGCTGAATTCCCAGCATAATAAAAATTAGAGATAGTAATATTTATAATAAAACACGACAATGGCAGTATTAGATCCAAACGAAATATTTTTCACACCATTTGAACCAAAACAACAAAATAGATTTGTTTTGTATG